CGCAGCGCGGCGTTCAGCCGTCGCTGCGCCCGCTCGACGGCGTCGGTCGAGTCCTCGTGGCGCCGGTTGACGCGGCCGAGCCGGTCCTGCGCCTGAAGGAGGGAACGGGCAGCCGTCGCCTGCACCTTCAGCGCCGCAGCGACGTGCTGCGCCTCAGCGCGCACCCTCGCCTGCAGCGGTGCTAAGCGCTTCTCGGTGTCGATGAGCCCCGAGAGGGCGGTGCCGAGGAAGCTGCCGATGCCCGCGCCCAGCATGGCCCCGGCCGGGCCGCCGATGAAGGCACCCGCGATCCCACCCGCCAGGGCGCCGCCGGCCTCGAACCCGGCAGTCTTCATGTCGCCCTGGGTGGCGGATTCGATGATGTTCGCCAGGCCGATCGCGCCGATCGCCGCCGGGATCGCCGAGGCGAAGCTGGCCGCGAAGCCTTTGGCCGCGGTCGCCCCGCTGCCGCCTTTGATCGCGGCCACCTGGGCGCCGGAGAGCATCCCGAGGGGCGCGACGCTGGCCGTCGCGGGAGTGCGGCCGAGCCTGCCCTTGAGCCCACCCATGAGACCCCCGGCACCCGCAGCCTGCTGGGCGATGGCGGCCCCCGTCGCTGCGGCGCGGAGATCCTTGAAGAGGCTGACCAGCGTCGACACGCCGGTTATCGCCGCCGTGAACTTCATCGCCTTGGAGACGGCGACCATCCCGGCGAAGGTGATGACGAGGCCGTTCAGCCCCGGCACCTTGTCGAGCAGCAGGTTGACGAAGCCGACAGTGCGGGCAATCGCATCGACGAAGAGGGTCAGCGGCCCCGAGCTGCCGGCGAGGTGGCCGAACAGCTTGGCGATTTCGATCAGGGCGCCGACGAGGTGGGGGCCGAAGGCGACCGTCGTGGTTTCGACGACGGTCTTCAGGACCGGCACCAGCGAGCGCAGTTCGTGGGTCAGCGCGAAGGCGCCGTCACCCGTGGAGAGCTGCAGCACGGCGATGGCGACGTCGCTCACCAGGCGGCCCATCTCGAAGATCACTGGTTTCGCGTCGGCGAAGTAGTCGCGCAGGGCGTTCTGCCCACCCATCGACTCCGCCCAGTTCTCGAAGTTCTGCGCCGACTCGTCCAGGGCGCCGAGGATCTGGCGCCCGAGCGGAGCGGCGGCGTGGCCGATTTGCAGGATGCCGGCGACGACCGACTGCGAGATCGAGGCGACCCGTTCCATCGTGTCGCGGGTCTTGCCGAAGAACTGCTCCAGCTCGCCGGTCTCTCGCCCCGCTTTGGCGGCACCGTCGACCCAGTCCGCCAGCCCGACCGCGCTCCCCGAGAGCCACATGAGGAACGGCTGCGCGGCGACCATTACATGACGAAGGGCGCTGCCGAGCTTGATGCCGGCAACGCCCATGCGCCCCAGCACCTTGGCATTGCCCTCGCCAACGGTCTGTAGGTCCCGTCCAAATGACTTGTTCCCGAGCAGCGCGCCCGCGCGCTCGGCGAGGGAGCCCATCACCCCCGAGGTGCGGACCATCACCCGTTCGACCACGTCGAAGTTGCCGACCGCCGACTTGACGCCGGCGCCCAGCCCCTCGAAGAACTTCCCCTGCACGGCGGAGCGCAGCTTCTTCGCCTCCGGCTCCAGCCCCTTGATCGTGCCGAGCAGCTCCTTGGCCTGCGGGCTCAGCCGCTTCATCGCCTCCTCGTTGCCGCCGAGTGCCTCTTTGAGGTCCGGCAGTTGGGTGAGGGCGAGGACGCCCGCGGCTTGGCCGACCGAGCCCAATAGGGCGGGGTAGGCGACCAGGGCGCCGCTGAGCGGCGCGAGGGCACTCGTCACGGCGGTGGCCCCGGCTGCCATCGAGCCGAGGCCCTCCGCCGCGTAGCCCGTCCCGGTGATGAGGGCGGGCATCTTGATGAGGCTGACCATGTTCCTCATCGACGTGAAGCGGATGTTCACGTCCTGCAACCGCTTGGCGAGGGACTTCTGGTCGTTGTCGAGGGTGCGCGTGCTCTTTGAGAGCCTGGAGCTGCTCGCGTCGACCTTGTCGATCGACACGCTCGTGCCGTCCAGCTCCACGTTCGTTCGCTGCGCCGCATCCCCGACGCCGTCGATCGAGCGCTCAGCCCGCTTGGAGCCGACTTCCAGGTCGCGGACTACCGCCTCGTAGTAGATGCGGATACGCCCGCCGGGCCTACCCACCTCCGAACTCCCTCGGGACGGCCGAGAGGGGCTCTCCGCCGCTCACCTCCTCGCCCTCATCACCCCTGAGCGCTTCGGCATGACGGCGCAGCAGAAGGTCCACCTCTTGGGCGGGGAGACCATCCTCTGCGTCCTGCATGGATATGCCGAAGACCCGACGAAGCACGTAGAACTCCCACTCCTCTTCGTCGGTTAGGTAGGGCGGCGCTGCGTGGCGAGGTCGTTGAGGAAGTCGATGATGTCCATCGACTCGATCTCCTCCGCCTTCCAGAGATCCCTGAGGATCGTGCTCGCCTTTTTCCTGCCTTTGGCGGGCTCGATCATCTTGTCGATCATCCGAAGGACGACGTCCAGCGCCTCCTCGTCGGTGGTCTCGGCCGAGAAGGACTCGACCTTCTCCATCGTCTCCGTCAGCTCGCGCTCAACCGAGCGGGTGAGGGCGACCGTCTCGAACTTGTGAGTCGCGTCGTCCTTGTCGTCGATCTCGACCGTGCGAGGGCGGAACCGTTTCTTGAACCGGATCGGCTCAGTCATCTATGCATCCCTTTCGTTTCGAGGGGTGGATTAGGCGTAGCTCGCGGTCGCGTTCACGACCTCGAAGGTGCTGGAGCCCGAGCTGGTCGTCGTCGACTTCCAGCTGTAGGAGGCCCCGTGGCGCCGTTTGTTCGCCAGAGCGTCCGGCGTGCCCTCGACGTACTGGGCGTTGGCCGCTTTGAAGAACATCTTGTAGGGGTAGCCCGAGGCGATGATCGCCGTGGAGACCCAGCTCGCCAGCAGTTCGAAGCCCGTCGCGGCCTTCAGCGCGGCGAGATCGGTGCTGTCGAGCAGCTCCTTGGGCATCGTGCCCGAGACGACGATCGGCCCCCCGTCGTTGTCCTTGAACATCGTGTCCGGGTACAGCGACGCGATGCCCAAGGTCCGCAGGGCCTCGACGGGGTTGTTGATGCTCAGGCCGAAGTCCTGAGTCGCCCCGCCGCCGGCCAGTCCCGGCACGGTGAGGTTGCCGCGGAAGAACGGCGGGATCGACAGCGCCTCGTAGCTCGGCGAGAGGCCCGGGTCGGACTGCTCGTCGAGGTAGAGGGCCGGGCCGTTCGCTTTCACGTTGGCGCCGCCCTGCTCGGGCGTCTCCAGCGTGAGGTCCGACGCCGCCGCGCCCTTGGCCTTCAGGTACACGCCCTGGTCGGCGTAGGCGAGGTCGAGCTGCGCCGTCCTCGGCGAAGGCCCGGATGGGCCGAACGGCGCCGTGAAGCGGTGCCGGTAGGCGTTGGTCGGGATCACCGAGCCGCCGAGGTCGGTGATGATGCCGTCGCCGGCCGTGGTGGTCGGCACCCCGAGGATCAGGGAGAAGAGCATCCCCATCGTGTCGGGATAGGCCCGGACGCTCATCTCCCAGGTCGGGCTGTAGGACTCGGGGATGACCGCGAGCGGCTCATCGACGTTGCGAAGCTCGTCGTCGCGCGAGAGCGGCGACTCCCCCCGCGTCGGCTGCAGCGACTGCAGCGGCGGGAACAGCTTCTTGGTGGACAGGGTCGGCGTGTTGACCTCGTTCCCGGGCTGGGACTCGATGGCCATGCGGGCGTAGCCGGTGGGCATTTAGCCGTCTCCTTTCACTGCGTCGGCCTCGTCTTTTGCGCGGCTGGGGGAATCCCCGGCACGCCCATCCCGTCGTACATCCGCGAGGGCGTTGCGCCCTGCGGCAAGGTCTTGCTCCGCGACGGCTTCGGCCGCCTCAGCGTCTGCCGGGGTGACCTCGACCAGTTCGAGGATGTCGTGGTTCTTGGCTGCTTCCCGCGCCTCAGCGAGCGTGAGGTCGTCTTCCGGCCCCCCCACGAGGTGGGGAACGTCGGGGCGGTAGTAGCCGGGCAGGGGGCTGACGACGTGGGGTGAGGCGGGAGCCCCGCCCAGCGTCAGGATGAGTCCGTGGCGCTTTTTGGTCGCCATGCTTCCTCCTTGGTTAGGGGGTGGTCACTGCGGGTGCTGCGCTAGACGAACTTCAGAACCTCGACGCGCGTCGGCCAGCGGATCAGGGTGCGGGAGTTGATCTCCACCCCAAACTCGGGCTCCTCGACGGCGATGACTTTGGCCTCTTGGCAGAGGCCACCGAGCGATTGATCAGCGTCGATCGCAAGGACGAATGCCTCAACGACATCTGCTGCCTTGTCGGCGTCGACCTCGGCTTTGGCGAGGTCGAAGTAGAAGATCACGGGGTACGTCAGGGTCCAGTCCGTCTGACCGAGGTGGTCCTCGGCCTGGTCGACGCCCGTCCGGGTGATGACCGGAAGCTCGACCACCGCCGCCGGCACCTTGTCCAGTTCGCGCGGCGGCCAGACGTAGACCTTCTCGCCCGCGTCCTTGACCTTCTGGACGATGGCGGTGGCGAGGGGGGTGATGATCTGGTTGCTCATCGGGCCAGCTCCCCGAAGGCGCTGACGACCGCGTCGGTGACGCCGCGCTCGAACTCACCCGAGCCGGCAGTCACACCCGCCTCGATGAAGTGCTTGCCCCGGTAGCGCCGACCGCGCACCCGCTGGCCGTTGCCGACCGATGCGACGACGACGTTGGTGCCGCGAATGTGGAGCGCCTCTTTGCGTTTCGGGACGACCTTCGTGCTGACCAGGCCGCCGAAGTTGAGAAGCCCGGCGATGCGGTCTTTCATCTTCGAGCCGAGCGTGGTGACATAGCCGCTGGTCGGCGTGGCTTTCGTCGTGAAGTAGTGGGAGACGACGGCCGGGGCGGCGCGCTTCACCGGGGGGAGAAGGGCGCGCTGGGCGGCTTCCCTGAGTCCCTGTTTCGCCTTGGCCCGGATCGTTTTCCGGGCGAGCTTGAACTCGGCAGACGTCTTCTCGGCCTCGACGCGGACCCGGAATCCCTCGGTCATGCGTAGGCGTGCGCTTTGTAGGGGTCGAGCAGCCGCGCCGCCGTGGTTGGGAGCGCGTCGGGGCGCTCCAGGCGGTCCTCTTCGAGGCGCAGGGTCGTCGAGAACGCGGATACGTCACGCCGCAGCCAGGTGGCGACGGTGAGGATCGCCGCCTGCTTGACGTTCGGGGGCACCTCGGCGAAGCCCCATTTGCCTTTCACCTCGACCAGGAGCTCAGCCCAGTTGGTGCCCGAGCGCGAGAGGTGAGGCGCAAGACGAAGGCGGGTGTAGGTGCCGCTCGAGGAAGGCGGCAGCCGGACCTCGTCCGCGGCGAGCGTGACGGGACTGTCCGTGTCGACGTCGACCCGGACCTCCGTCAGCTCGCGCAGATCGAAGGGTGCGAGGGAAAGGATGCCGCCGCCGCGGTACTCGAAGCGGCGCGCAAGGACGGTGTCGCCGGCAGACTCGAACTCCCGCTCGCAGTACTGCGCGATCGTCGATCCGACCGCCACGATCAGAACCTGGATCTGCTCGTCTTGTTCGGTGTCCTCCTCGGGCTTCTGCAGGAAGCCCCGGACATCCTCTACCTCGCAGAGCACTTACAGCTCCGTGCGTTTCTTCGGCTTGGCCTTGGCCGCACGCTTCTGCGGTGCCTTGCCCTTGGCGCCCAGGCGATCCAGCTCGGTCTTGACCTGCTTCGCCCGATCGGTGTCGCCGCGCTGCTCGTAGCCCGCCAGCTCGCGGATGAGGGCACCGATGCGATCCTCGCGCTGCTCGTCGGTGAGTGACTCCATAGGAGGTGTTCCTTTCCCTCCCCCGCGCCCCGGCCAGTCGGGATGAGAGCTGGCCGGGGCTTGGGAGAGATGCTTCTAAGCGAGTGGCTTAGAAGGTCGGGGTCGCAAGCCCGGTGCCGGAGATGACCGAGATGGCTTTCGGCCGGCGGGCGTGGAGCTGCGCCCAGTAGTTGTGGAGCCGGAACCGGACCCCGAGGTCCCCGGAGAGCACGTCGCGGAACGTCTCCAGGTAGGGGCCGGCTTTGTCCTCCCAGAGGAACAGCTCGTCACCGCGCACGATGATGATCCGGTCCTCGTTGGTCCCGGCGCCCAGGGTGGTCGGGATGTTGGCATCGACATACACCGGGATGCCCTGGATCGAGCCGACCAGGCCGGTGGCGACGACGCCGCTCGTCGTGCCCGGCGCGTTCGAAGGCGCGACGGGGGTGATGAGGGGCCGTTTGTCGCCGTCCTGGGCGGCCAGGCAGAACGCCCAGCGCCGCGGGTGCATGAAGATCGCACTCGCCGGCAGGAAGACCCCGGTGTGGATCTGCTGCACGCCGTCTGCGATCTTCGGGTACAGCTCGCCCAACGTCGGGTCCGCGTCGGTGTAGGTGACGGCGTTGACGCCGGACACCTGCAGCAGCCCTTTGTTGTTGGTCGTCGAGGAGTTGATGACTCCCAGGTCGAGCTGAACCGCGTACTCCTTGGTGAGGTCTCCGAAGATGACCTCGTCGATGCCCGGCACAGAGCGGTCGACCAGCTGCTGGGACACGTCCTGCATCCCGGCCTTGGTCTTCACGTCCGCGGCGATCGTCCCGAAGGCGGCATCGGTCTCGGAGACCGCGGCGTTGTCCGCCTGGTCGGCGACCGAGGTGCCGGTGGTGATCTTCGGGATGTTGATGCTGTCGGTGTTCGGCGGCAGCGAGCGCGCGCCGAGCACGTCGGCGATGACGCGCCCCGCGGTTGCCCGGTCGACGAACTCCTCCTGGAGGTACAGCGGCGCGATCAGGTAGCCGCCTTCCGCGTCGGTCGAGGAGAGGTCGTAGACCCCCTCGGCGCGCATCTCCTCCATGTGCCGCCCGAGCCGCTCGGCCGCAGCCGCGTCGTGTTTGACATCGCGGTTGTAGAGGTCGCGGAAGACCGAGAACTCGCCGTGCTGGCGGTACGTCAGCTCCGCTTTCGCACCTTTCGGGCGGGCGTGCTCTTTCCGGCCCTCGTCGGTGTCCGGCAGGGCGATCGACCGGGCCTCCTGGGTCCGCTCGAACAGCTCGATCCGGGCCTGGTACTGGTCGGCTTTCGCCCGCGCCGCCGCGAGGTCGTCGCCGGCCTCTTTCAGCGTCGTTTCCAGCGCAGCCCGGTCGGCATCCTCGCCGGCCTCGTCGAGGGCTTTCACGGCCTCATCGACACGGTCAGCAGCGGCGTGCAGGTCCGCGACGGCGGTCCTGTACTCCTCCCGCACGGGGGCGATGTCCGTCTCCGGGTCTCCACCCGTGATCGGGACGTAGTTCATGGCGAACCTCAGCCTGCTCAGCGAGCAGTAGAGGAACACCGCTTCGAGCGCCATCTTGGCGCGGGCGCGAAACAGCTTGCGCTTGGGCTTCATTCGGTGCGTCTCCTTACTTGGAGTGGATATGACGCGCTGCACCCGCAAGGGCGCGCGACGCGGCAATCCGGCTGCCCACCCCTGCGGGTGCGACATCCGCACCGTCCGACTCCTCTGCGGGAGCCGCGGCGGTCTCACCGTCCGACCCGGGGGTCGCGGCGGTGTCGGCCCGTCCAGCTTGGACGCGGCCGGCCTCGATTGCTGAGGCAAGGTCAGCTGCAAGTCGTGAGTCGGTCTGCGGGAAGGCGCCCTGGGCGCAGACCGTGACGTCGTAGAGCGCGGAGACCTCGTTGATCGTCCGCGTGATCTCGTCGTCGGTTTCGGTCCAGGTATCGCTACCGATGTCGCAGGCGAAGGACATCTGGTCGATGTAGCCGCCCTCCATCAGCACGGCGAGGTCATCAACGTAGCTGACGGGCGCGAGGCGACACCAGGTGTGCAGGCCCATTGGGTCTTCGCGCAGCTCCAAGGTGTTGTTGCGCGTGCGGCCCATGACGTAGCGCGTGTCGTGGTCCCAGACCATGTGGACGTCCGGGTTGGTGTCGAGCACTTTGGTGAAGGCCCCTGGCGCGATTTTTACCCGGTAGCCGCCGAGGTCGTGGGACAGGCGGTCGAAGACCGCCGCGTGGCCGCGGAAGATCCTGCCCCCACCCTCAGCGCCGGAGTTGGCGAACTGCTCAAGCGTGAATGGGAAAGTGAAGTGGGCAGCGCCCGTCGCAGTCGGCATGTGGTGGCCCTCCTTAGCTGGCCGGGGGTGGGTCGGTTTCAGTGTTCGGGGCGCCGCCTACAGGCGTCTGCTGCAGCTCGTCGCCGCCCTCGATGGACTCGTAGCCCTCTTTGCTGCGGATCTCGTTGCCGGTGATCCAGCCCCCCTGGCGGGCGAGGCGGTAAGCCTCGAAGCGCGTCTTCACATCGGCGCGCAAGAGCTTGGAGTGGTCGTGTTCGAGGTGACGATCGGGATCGGGGAAGAGGTCGCGATCAGCGGCGAGTCCCTGGCAGAGGCGCACCATCCAAGACGAGAGACCGAAGGTCAGCAGGCGCATGTTGTCCTGCTCGGGGGTGGAGGCGCCCACTTTGTTGCCGGGCGGCTCATCGAGCATCCCCGAGGGCACACCCGTCATTCGGGCGATGTCCTGCACCGAGAAGCGCTGCAGTTCGACGTACTGCGCGTCGGCGAGGCTGACGGCGGCGCGATCCAGCGACCAGCCGCCCCACAGCATCCCCGTCCGTCCGGCGTTGGCTGGTCCAGTGTGCCGGGACTCGTAGCCCTCTCGGACTTCGTCGCGCTGCTCTTTGGTCGGGCTCTGCTCGTGTTTCAGCACGACGCCCGGGTGACCGTCGTTGGCGAGATAGCGTCCCTCGAATTCCTGACGGGCGAGGGCGGTGCCCAGACCGTGCCGGTGGGCCTCGATGAGGCTGATGCCGATCGACGGGTCTTTCAAGGTGATGCCGGGGATGTGGATGACCTCGGCCTTCGACACCCGTTTCTTCACGGGCCCGTACAGCCGCTCGCGGATCTCGTAGATCAGCTCGCCGTCCTTGCGGCGCACGGTCGCGAGGCCGGGGATCAGCGGGTACAACGCCTTGACGCTGCCGCGGACCTTCACCTTCCACAAGAGGGCGTTGCCGCCGATGATGCAGGCGATGACGTAGGCCCACATCTGGTAGGCCGTCATGTCCTCGTTGGGCCGGCGGAGGACCGCGACCTGGGGGGCATCGGGCAGCGGTTCGCGCTCAGGCTCCTCGCCGCGGAAGACGCGCATCGGCATCTCGGCCGGCGTCTCGCAGAGCAGTCGGAGCGCGCGCAGGAACGCCGGCAGACCTGCCGCTCGCTCGACATCGACGCGCTGGCCCGAGTAGGACATCGAGCTGCCGTGCTGCGAGGGCCGCGGGATCAGGGCACTGGAGTCGAGGGCGCCGAACATCTCCCGGTTACCGCCGGGCGTTTTGAGGAGCACTAGACGAGCACCTGCTTGAAGACCACGTTGCGACGTGGGATCTCCACCTGGCCGGATGCGGTCACCGAGGAGTGCTCGTCCTCCAGAACGCTGGCCGAGAGGAGGACCAGGTCGTGCTTGGTTTCGGCAACCAGCACGCCCTCGATCGTCAGGGACTTGCCCTCGGAGATCATGTGGACCCGCACACGCCGGGGACCGCGTTGTAGGAACCGCTTCACCATTCGAAACCTCCTCCTGGTGCGCCCTGGAGTGCTTGTTCCACACCCATCACGAGGCACATACAGGCGTCGATCAACTTTTTCGATGCAGCCTTGGAGAACCGCCACCCCTCGCCGCCGGAGACATCCTTGGAGCCGGCGGAGGTGACGTGGGAGCGCAGAACCGAGTCGCCGTCGTGGCGGTAGCGCCCGTCGTGGATCACCTCGTAGAGCGTTTTCGACGCCGGCACCGTCCGGGTAGGCGACTGGGGGAACTCGACCATCAGGAAGCCTTCGTCCGACAGCTCCTCGGGGTCGAAGAGGTGCGGGTCGTAGATCACGCAGACGACCTCGGCGCCCTCCTCGTCGCGCAGCTCGCGGATGTGCTGGCGGACGATCGACTGCGGCACCGTTGGGCCCGCGAGCAGCTCGTGCGCTGCAGGCTGCGGGCGCCCGGCGCGCTTCTCGCGGATGGCCCACACCTTCGCTCGAGGCACGAGCACGTTGCGCTCGGTGTCGAGCCACAGCTCCACGACCGCCGACCCGTCGCGTTTGCGCGCGTAGTCGACGATCACCACACGCGGGGCACCATCGGGGATGGTCGAGCCGTCGTTGAGGTCGTCGTAGATCCGTTCCCCGATGACGGCGTCGGCGGCCTGAGCCCAGACGTTCGCGCGGTAGCGCGAGAAGTCCGAGGAGGTCAGCGTCTCGTGGCCGTCTTCGAGACCCGCGATCGTCACGAAGCTGGCCGGGTTGGCGAGCTTGACGACGGCCATGTCGTCGAGGTCGTCGTCCTCGGGGTGACACGCCCATTCCAACATGCAGGTGTTGCGGGTGGGCGATTCGACGATCGTCAGGCGCCCGTCCTTGGACTTCAACGCCCGGCCCTGGGCGTTGATCTTCAGGCCGCGGCGGATAACGCCGCCGGAGTGCTCGTAGGCGTAGACCTGGGCGCGCTTGATCCCGAGCGGCGAGTTTTCCTCGTCGTGGCCGGCGGTCGAGATCGTGATGACCAAGCCTTCGCGCTTGAAGGCCGCCGAGCGCAGCGCGGTGTACAGGGAGTCGTTGTCGTGGGCGTGAAGCTCGTCGATCAGCGCCAGCGACGGGTTGTAGGAGTGGCGCTTGCCGCCGCCTTTGGACTGGTCGGAGGCGAGAACCTTGATGAAGCCCTGGTCGCGCTTGGAGCGGATGACGCGCGTCGAGGCGCGGACGTCAAGGCGGGCCGACAGCTCCGGCTCGGTGTCGACGAAGTGCCGGGCGAAGCGGTACATCGTGTCCGCCTGCTCTTTGTCGGCCGCGCCGATGAAGCACTCGGCGTTGTCGGTGACGAGCAGGTGGAAGACGGCGAGGGCGGCGAACAGCAGCGTCTTGCCGTTGCCCTTCGGCAGCAGGACGAGCAGCTCGGCCCGGCCCGTCTTGAAGGCCATCTTGAGGATGAAGCGCTGGAAGGGCTCCAGCCGCAGCGGCCTCGGCGGGCCGGTGTAGGAGACGTCGGTGACCGGGAGCGTCAGCCCCTCGGCGAAGTAGACGAACCACTCAAGACTCCACCGCAGCTTGCCGGCGGGCTTCTTCGCCCGGCGCCTAGTCGTCGAAGCCGAACTTCGATCCTTGCGGGCCGCCTTGCCCCGCCGCCTTTTCTGCGATCCGGTGTTGCTCGCGGGCTTTCGGCGTGAGGAGGAGGTCTTTTGCGTACTCGTGGGCATCGCGTTCGGCCTCTCGGGCGGTCTTGACGTTGGGGTGCTGGACGAGCTGGCCCTGCGAGCCCTTGGCCGTCAGCCGCAGCTCGCCGCCCTCGCCGCGGAGGCCGTCGCGGGCAAGGCGGGCGCGTTCGGTCGTGCGCACGTAGCGCTCCAGCGTCGGCACGTCGGACTCGCTCCAGGTGCCCTGCGCCTCAAGCTGTTTCTGCGTCTTCTTGTAGAGCGCCGCCGAGGTCTCGTCGAGGTCGTCGGGCGGGGGGTATTTGGCGCGTGGCATGGGTCTCCAGGTACGAGAAGGGGTGAAAGCGGGGCGGGGCCAACGCGCGCGCGCGAGTATGTAGACGGCCGCCACAAAAACCGATCGGATCGGCGATTTTTCTGTGCGTGCCTACTGCGCGATGCAGGTGGGCGCCCCTTGTGAGAGGACCCCCCCCTTTGAAGCACGGAGGGCCAAGCCAAGGGTCGCGCGCGCGTCTCCGGTTGTGACACCGTCGCCGGCAAGGAAGGCTCGCCACTGCCACTCCAGGGGCTCGCAGCGCATGACCTCCAGCTCGCTCGTCACCTCTCCGTGGATGACGACGGTCTGCCGCTGGTAGTCGACGTGCAGCGTGCCCTTGTCTCCGGTGAGCGTGAGGGTGCGCTGCTTAGCCGAGTGCAGGTGGCTGGCGATCAGGGTCGCATGGCCTCCGTTGGCGAGGGCGTAGGTCGCGGCGACGTGGTCCTCACCCTTGGTCGAGTGCTCGAAGCGGGGCCACAGGTTGAGGAAGCGGAGCACGTCGATGTCGTGGGTCAGCAGGTCGAGGGCGACGTTCGTCCTTGGACACCGTGGCCTGAGGCCGAGGCGCTGGGCGGTGACGTGGCGCAGCGTGCCGATCAGGGGCAGCGCCTCCTTCGCCATCCCGACCGCTGGGTTCCAACGCTCGGTGTAGCCGACGCGCACCTTGCGGCCAGTGCTCAGCTCGGTGTGGAGGATGAGCTGGGCGTCGTCGACATCGACGGCCATCGGCTTCTCGATCAGCACGTCCATGCCCAGCTCCATCGCTATCGCTGCCTCCTGCGCCAGGTTGGCTGGGGGCGTGGCGATGCAGGCGATGTCGGCACTGGTGGCGATGCCGAGGCGGTGGTGGTCGCCGTTGACCGGGTCCACCGTCTCCACCTCGAGGCCGAGGCGGCGAAGGATGCGGGCGTGGTGGTGGCCCATCACGCCGTTGCCGACGACGAGGGCCTTCACGATGCCCGCTCACTCAGGGGGAAGGGGACCTCGACGGGGCTGCCACATTCGCTGCAGCTGTAGTGGCCGGGGCGGTAGAGCGCTGTGCCCGGAAGGAGGTGCTTGCCTTCAGAGCAGGGATGCGGTCGGAGGCGTTGATCCCGGATCTTCTCGGCCACTCGCAGCAGATCGTCGCGGGTGATCGGCCCGGTGGCGGTGTTGGTCGCCACCATGTTCAGGATGCCGTTCATGTCCCGCCGTCCTCAGCCTCGTACTCGATTAGGTGCAGCTCGACCAGGCCGTCGTCACGCTGAACGATCTCGATGTTGACGGGGCCGATTCGGGCCTGCTTGACCAGCTCAGTCGACACTCCGGCGAAGCGGACGTTCTCGGGACCGCCGGCACGGCGGATCGCCTCCTGCACGGCAGTCGTGTGCTGGGTGGTGGTCATGCCGGCGTCGGCCTGCCACGCTTCGCGCTGGCCCTGCTCGGTCAGCTGGTAGGCGCCGGTGTCCTCCAGGCGGACGATGAGGCCGGCGGACACCAGCTCCTCCATCTCGGCCTGCGTGATGCTGAGGCCCACGGGGTGGGTGACCTCGCACTCGGCGGCGGCGAGGCGGTGAAGGATCGTGCGGCGCTCGGCGTCGGTCACGCGGCTGCTCCCTCGTACTTCAGGCCCTCGGGATCGAAGCCCAGCTCGCGGAGGGCGGCCTCGGACTCGGCGTTGAGCTCAGGCCAGCAGGACTCGCAGACGGGCACGGTGCGGGCGGTGAGGCCCTGCTCCTCCAGCTCCCAATCCACGGCGACGAACTTGTTCGCCTTGCCGTCGTGGCAGCGCTCGCAGACGCCTTGCTCGATCCCGGTGCTGTCGCGCAGCTTGTAGTAATCGCGGGCGGACTGCCGGCGGGCGAGATCCCGAAGGTGGGTGCGGTGCTCGATCAGCAGGTCTTGGCAGTCGAGCGCGGGCTCCTGGGCCTGGTCGGTGCTGTTGCCCCAGAGCAGGCGGCCGTCCGGCGTGACGTACGTGTAGTGGTTGGTCGAGACCTTGAGGCCGGGGATCGCGCGGAAGAGGGTGCGGATCGGATAGCGGTGGTGGCCGCTCCAGGCCATCTGCCGGGAGACATCGGCCATCCGCGGATCGCGGTGCGGGTCCTGGTGCTCCCAGAAGGTCACCTCGCCCGCGTCGAGGTCGGTGGCGGCGAGGCGCTGCTTGAAGTCGCCCGGCACGTCGAGGATGACCTCATCGGCGTCGAGGACCATGTACCAGTCGTCGGGCTCGGCCACCACCTCGCCCAGGCGGAACATGAAGCTGCGCTTCTCGACCTCGTTGCCCTCCCACTTGCCCTGGGGCGTGTGGACGGTGACGCCCATGCCCTGCGCGGTGGCGACCTCGGTGATGACGGCCGCCTGCTCGGAACCGGAGCGGTTGCGGCCATCCGGGTAGAGGAAGTAGGCGCCGTCGACCGCAACCAGGTGGTCGCAGACCTTGGCGGCGGAGGCGACGGTGGCGGCGAGCCACACGGCGGACTCGCTGTACCAGCTGAGCAGGCCAATGACGCGGGGCTCGCTCATCGGCGGCCCTCCCACCATCGGCGCAGTCGCGACCAGAGTGACAGGCGCGGGCCCAGTCGAGTGTGGACCGTCAGCAGGCGGCGATCGTGGTCGTAGTCGGTGCGATCGATCAGGTCGCCGGCCCTGAGCGCCCACCCTGGACGCTGCTCCCCGTCCTCGCCGACGACGACGAGCGCGACCGCCTGGCCGCTCACAGGAACTCCACCCGGCGGCGCAGCTCGGTGTCCTTGCCGGCGCGCTTGTCGGCCTCGTATTGCGAATGGCAGGAGTTCCACGAGACGCCGATCGCTCCGGCGCCGCACAAGATCACGAAGTTGCTCATCTCATCCCTTCCTTCTTCGGTACGGCGGTTCTTGAGGTGGTGCGTGGTGGGGCGCTGGGTGCTGCCGCAGATGGCGCACGCATCGCCGTTCAGCCGTCGCGCTTCGGCGCTCAGGCGCCGCCACTCGGGCGACTGGTAGAAGCTGGTCGCGGCCCGTTCCTTGTTCCGCCGCCGCCTACAGCGGGGACAGGGAGACTCGGGGCCGAGGGCGCCGCAGTCGATGCACTGGATCGCGTGCGGCACCTACTGGTAGCTCGC